AATAAGTCTAAAAAAAATTCTACAATTAGTCCTAAAGCGTATGCCAACATGAAGGCAGGATTTCCTAAAAAAAAGAAAAAGAAAAAGTAATTTTGATAGACATACCATGTCCTAAGTGTGGGGTGGTATTAAAACCAAAGGATGAAATGAAATGCAAAAACAAAGAATGTAATGGATATAACAAATAAAAAACTTTGTTATGCAGGAGGATGTCATAGAGTATTGCCTAAGGGTAGGTCAAAATTTTGTAGCGATAGATGTTCTAACAGAATCAAAATGCAAAAGAAAAGAGCTAAAGATAAAGGCATAGAGTGGACACAAGAAAATAAAGAATTATCTATACCTAGTAAAAATGTTGAATCACGCAGAGGTAAAGTTTACAACGACATTGTAGAATCAGGTCTAGCTGAAGAAATATTAAAAGAAAAAAATACATTAACAGATGTAGCAAAAATATTAGGAACAACTGTTGGTGCTGTATCTATGGCATACAACGCATACTTACAAGATTTAGAAACAAAAGCTGCACAAGACAAATGGGAATTACCACAGGTTGCAGAAAAATCATTAGAAGATTTTAGTAATTTTAGAGATAGATATTTTCAAACAGAAACAGGAGAACCATACCAAACTCCAGACTTTCATATTAAATGGATTAATTCTATTTTAGAAGCTATAGAACATGGTGAACAACAAATGATATTGTCACCTCCACGACATGGTAAAACAGATTTACTTATACATTTTGCAGTGTGGCTTATTTGCACAAAACCTAACATTCGTATTTTATGGGTAGGTGGTAACGAAGAAATTGCAAAGAACGCTATAGGTTCTGTACTTGACCAACTTGAAAGTAACGAATTATTAATAGAAGAGATATGTGGACCAGGACCTAAATTTAAACCTACAACAAGAACAGGTAAGTCCTGGTCACAGAGTGGTTTTACTGTAGGAACAAGAACAGTTACAGGTATTAAAAGTCCGACTATGGTAGGCATTGGTCGTGGTGGTAAAATACTATCTCGTGACTGTGACTTAATTATTGCAGATGACATTGAGGACCATACTTCAACTATGCAACCTGCATCAAGAGAAAACACCAGAAGTTGGTGGACAACAACATTGTCTAGTCGTAAAGAGGAACATACAGCTATGGTCGTTATAGGTTCTAGGCAACATTATGATGACTTGTATTCACATTTGTTAGATAACGAATCCTGGAAAACTATTGTAGAAGAAGCACATGATACAGCTTGTAATATGCCTGACTGGAACGAAGAAGAACATAAAGATTGTATGTTGTGGTCTAATAAAAGAACCTACAAATGGTTAATGGACAGAAAGAGAGCAGCAGAAACTACAGGTGGTAGAGCTATATACGAAATGGTTTATCTAAATGTTGCAATGCCTGATGGACTCGCTTTGTTTGACAGAGTAGAGATAGAGGAATGTCGTGACCAAAAGCGTGATATAGGACACATACCACATGGTACAAGATTGATTGCAGGATTAGACCCTGCATCTACAGGTTATCAGGCAGCTTTTTTGTGGGCATACGAACCTGTAGAAAATAAATTACACATGGTAGATATGAACAATAGTTTAGGTGGTGGTATTCCACAGGCACTAGACATAATTAAAGAATGGTGGTTGAAATATAATTTGTCACATTGGGTCATAGAAGAAAATGGTTTTCAGAAAGCAATACGACAAGATAAAAGTATTAGAGAGTTTTCATCAGGACATGGTATATTTTTAGAAGGACACGAAACATTTAAAAATAAATTTGACCCACTTTATGGTGTTACAGCTATGCGACCAATGTTTCAAGAAAAAAATATTTCTTTGCCATATCTTAGCTTTGAAGCACAAGAGAAGGTAAACTTATATACAAGTCAGTTAGTGTATTTTAGTTCTGCTAAAAACAAAAGCAAAACAGTGGGTACAAAGACTGACATAGTTATGGCTAGTTGGTTTCCAATGAGAGCTATAAGAAGAATGCAAAAAGAACGCTTTGCAGAGTTAGGGTACGATTATAATCCTAGCTTTTCAGGGTACGAACCTAGTAATATGGATTTAGATAATTGGAGTTAAATGCCTTTAAGTAGTAAAAAATTATACGACAAAATAGATTACCTAAGAGTAATCAATCAACAACAGATGACTGATAGGTCTAGGATTCGTGACATTATGAATGGTGGTGAAGCTGCAGTTAAAGCACTTCTTGGTAATTCAGTTAATGTAGAATATCACGAACTACCTGCACCTAACTTATTTTTAACAGCACTAGAAAGATTTGCACAAAAACTAGGTAGAAGTCCAGATTTAAAAGTTGATATTATAAATGAAAAAGATAGCGAGAGAGCTAGAAAAAAATCAGAGAAACTTGAACGCATTGTAACTTCATACGATAAATTTCAAAAATTACACATGCAATTACCACAAGCTGCAAGATGGTTGCCTGGTTATGGTTTTATAGTATGGACTATAGGACACAAAAGAGATAAAGATGGTAATCCTTATCCTTATGCTGAACTACAAGACCCATTTAGTTGTTATCCAGGAATATTTGGTAACGACCAACAACCTAAAGAATTAGCAATAATTCGTAGAGTGCCACATACAATATTGGCAGAACAATATCCTGAAGCTAAACAGTACATATTTCAAAAAGAAGAAAACGATAATGGATTTCAAAATCCATACTCTGCACTTATGGATAGTACAGATAGAGCAGGTGGATGGGCTAACTCAACAGGACATGGAAAAGTTGTAGTTGAGTATAGAAATATAGAAGGAACTTATGTATTTCTACCTGAAAACAAAAAGATAATAGATTTTATGCCAAATGTATTAAATTCAGGACCTTGTTTTGTTGTAGCTAAAAGATATGCGTTTGACCAAATGCAATCACAGTTTCAACACATTACAGGTCTTATGGCAAACATGGCAAAAATTAACATACTTGGAACTATTGCTATGGAAGATGCAGTCTTTACAGAAACAAACATTGTTGGAGAGATAGAGTCAGGAAAATATAGAAAAGGCAGATTTGCTGTTAACTATTTAACACCTGGTTCGCAAGTGTCTAAGCCAGTCAATAATCTACCATATCAATTATTTCAACAAGTAGATAGACTTGAAAGACATTTGCGACTTGGTGCAGCTTATCCAGTATCTGATGATGGACAATCTCCTAACGCATTTGTTACAGGTAGAGGACTAGAAGAACTAGGACAATCTGCATCACTTCATGTAAGAGAATATCAAGGAATATTACAAGAAGCATTACAAGAACTAGATGCTAAAAGATTAGAATATGATGAAACTATGTTTCCTGGAGTTCGTAAACCTATTGCAGGTAGGCACAAAGGAACTGCGTATAAAGAATCTTATACACCTACATCAGACATAAAAGAAGTTTATGAAACAAGAAGAGTGTATGGCGTAATGGCAGGATTTGATGAGCCACAAAAAATAATTACAGGGTTGCAATTAAAACAACAAGGAATTATTGATACGCAGACATTACAAGAAAATATGGATGGATTAGATAACATTTCTAAAATTCAACAACGAATATCTGCAGAGAAAGCAGAAACAGTTTTGTTCGAATCTCTAATGTCACAAGCAGCACAAGGTAACCCTAAAGCTACTATGGCAGCAATAGAAATAAGAAAAGACCCACAGAAGATGTCAGAGATACTAGATAAATTTTATACAGCAGAAGGTGAAGAACCTAGTCCAGAAGAACAAGCATTACTTGGACAAGGAGGACCACAAATTCCTGGAGGTCCAGGTGGTCAACCTGCAGGTATAGAACAAGTGTTAGGTGCATTAGCAGGAGGTCCTGGTGGACAACAATAAAGTAACAAATATATTTTTTGACATGATTAATCAAGAAGATTGGTCAGAAGATGTATTTACAGGAACAAAAGAAGATGAAGAGATGGTTGTTGCAAAACAATATATAACTTTACCTACACCACACCCACACTTTTTTATACATTTAACATTTGAATACGAATTCAATCCAGAGTTAGGAAAAGATTTATGGTAAGAAAAAGCAAAGCGTTAAAAGAAGCAACTGATACTGACATGACAGGTGGAGGTGCATATCAAGATATTGTTGCACCACCAAGAAAAGAAGGCGACCCAACAGGACAAACAACTGCTATAGAAAATCAAATAGCTGCAGTTGGTGGTACACCGCCTATGGATGGTGGTCCTCCAGGTGCAATACCAGGTCCTAGACCACAACCTATGTCTTTATCAGCACCTACACAAAGACCTAGCGAACCTGTTACTGCAGGTATTCCTTTTGGTCCAGGCAACAATGGTCCACAACCAATTACTACAAATACAGTAGATAATTTTTTGATGGCAGCAAGAGAGGTATTTCCAGACCCTATATTTGACCAATTATTGGATTCCTAAATGGTCAAGCCATATATTTTTATACCACCTGAATTAGAGGAATATTACTCTCAACAATCTACTGCTAACAGAAAAGAAGTAGAGTTATTTAAAAAACAAATTACTCCTGAATTAGCACAACAAGTTGCAGATGTAAGTCGTGCATATCCTACGCTAGATAAAAGATTAGTGTCTTACTTACCACAAATGGGTGTAGATGCAGATGATGAATTGTTGTTAGATATAGCAGCTAAACAATTTTCTTCACAAGAAAAACAAGATAGAGAAAAAGTATTAACAGATGTAAATCGATTTAAAAGATTTACTCAAATGTCGGACTTAAAACTTACACAGGGATTTGAATGGGTATCAAGAAGTTTTAAATCTGCTGCAGTTGCATCACAAGCTACAGATACACCATTATTAGAAGGTGTTTTAAAAAGTGGTCTTTCAGGTTTTGCTTTGCAAAAAAATGGTCCAGACCAACTAAGAAGAAAATTATTAGGAGATACTTTTGCTGATGCGTATAACGAATCAAAAGAAAAATATGGTCCAACAAGATACACACGAGCAAAAGAATCACAAGAAAAATATGGTGTAAGAAACTTAGGTACTGGGTTTTTTGCAAACAGTTTAGATTTAACACAAACAGAAGGATATAGACAAGCACTAAATTTAGGTTACAGTCCTGCTAGAGCTAAAAAAGAAGCAGCAAAAATATATGGTGATTCTGTTACACAAGATTTTGCTAAAGATGAAAATCAATTTAAATATGACACAAAAGTAGCAGGAGATGTCAACATATCACCAGGTAGAATACTTGCAGGAACATTTGCACCACAGGGTTCTGTAGGTTATTCGTTAACATCAGCATTAGTAGATGGTGTATTTAGATTAGGTGCTGACCCTGCAAACTTGTTATTTATGTATGGTTCAGGTGTTAAGACAGGTGCAAGAGCAATATTGTCTAATGCAGAAAGAGCAGCGTATGTTAATAAAACTACAAAAGCAGGTAGAGCAATAAGAACTATAGCACCTGGAAAAACAGGTAAAGAAGCTAGAAGGCAAGTGTTTGGAAAAACTGCAGATGAAATATTAGATTCAAGGTGGGGTAAAGATTTTATTACAGGGTTAACTAAAAATGATTCTATTGCACATTTGAACGATATACCACAACTTAGAAACATAGACCCTTATGTTAAAAAATTATTAGTAGGTGTTAAAGATGAAGATGTTATGCGTGAAGTTGTTAAAAGTCTTATGCGTGGTGGTGATTTAGAAGGTATATTACTAGCACCATATTCTGGTACTTTCTTTAATGCAAAAGTAATGAATGAGTTAATTAATACAAGACCACTTAATAAATTACCTATGCAACCAAAAGCATTATCTGTTTTAGCTAATAATTTAGCAGAAGCAATAACTGGTGGTTCTGCAGATATAGCACCACTTCGTAGAACAGTAGGTGCGTTAATAGGTAAAAAAACAAACAACCAATTTGGTGGTGTAGTTGGTTTAAGTGGACAACTTACAGGTGTGTTACCAGTAAAACTTAAAAGAGCATTTGGATTAGCACCTACAAGAATTGCATCTATAAATCTTATGACAGAAACAGCAGATAACTTAGATAGGTTAATGAAAGTTTCTGGTGCAGGTTATAAAGAAAGAGATGAAATTATATTTCAATTATTAAAAGCTAAAAATCAACAAGATGTAAATGGTGTAGTCAATAGTGTATTTAGAACAATGACTAAGTCTATAAAAGATTCTAATCCTGATTTAGTTGATGAAGGTGAAATATTTGATTACATAACAAAAGTGTTTCAAGATGAAAGCAGAGAGAGAATGTACTTTTATGGTGAAAAAGGAATACCTATGCAATTTCCTGGCACAAAAGTAAATACATCATCTTTTGTAGATGAAGCAGGAAATATCATTGATGAAGTAAACGAAGCAGTACCTACAGCTTTTTCTTTAAGAGAAATGGCAGAACATTATGCTGTATTACCAGATTACCAAGATTTATTAAATGCAACATCTATGTTTTATAGAGTTGTTGGTCCAAAAGGTAGTCGTATGAGAGAAGCATTTAGTAAAGCTACAACATGGGAAGATGCACAAGAAATACTTAAATTTGCAAAAATACCTAGAAGAGGATTTGAAAAATCATGGCGTACTGGAGGTATAGAACGAATAGCACCTGAAGGCAGACTTCGTTTTATTTACAATGACATAATACAGCAAAGAGCTTTAAAACCTATGTGGATGCTTAGAGCAGCATTAGCAATTCGTGTGCCTGGAGAAGAACACATGAGAATGTTTTTTAAAGGTGCACCTTCTTTAGTTAATCATCCATACGAATATCATTTGTTAAATCCATTTATGAAAAAAATGTTAGGTAGGTCAGACCATCCTACAATATCTTTAGTTGATGCAAATAAAGAAGTTTTGTACACAACAAGAATAAACAAAGATGAAGTATCTGATGCACTAGAATTATTAGGTTCAGATGAATTTTCTGATGGTTTGAAAAAAGTTACATTTCCTGAAATACAACAATTAATTAAAACAACTAATTTAGGTGTCAACATAGAAGGTCAAGTTGGTACTCGTTATCTCAAAGCAGCGTTTGAAGGTAATGATGCTAAGTGGTGGGAGTTTGAAGATATAGGAGAACTTAAAACACTTACAGATGATGGTGTTATAAACAGAAAAACAGTTGATGAAGTTGGTAATCAGTTAGGAGATATTGTGACAAGTGGTGAATCACAAGGTGGTTCTGTAGCACTTAACAGTAAAAATAAAGCTAGGTACGAAGGTAATGTTATAGCTTATGTATCTCCTTACAAACCATATCAAAGAATTATTAGTGATGAGTATTTAAACAACCAGGCATTGATAAATAACACTGACAGAAAAAGTGCATTAAAAGTAATACTAGAAGATTACATAACTGACCCTAAAGTAAAAAGTTTATTAGAAAAAGAAAATCATGTGTTTGGATATTGGTGGGATGATTCTACAAAACAATGGTTTTTTGACATTAGTGTTGCTATGCCAAAAATTACAAAAGAAGGTGATTTAGCACTTAAAGACACAATACGACAAATACAAAACTCTATGATTATAGGAATCAAAGGACATCAAAAATCTATATTTATTCCTAGAGATGTGATTGACAGTTTAGGTAATGCAGTTCCTAAAGAATTAAACGATTTGTTATTTGAAGTAGATGAAGGTTATTTAATTAGTCTTGTAGACGATATAAGTGGTAAACAGAGAACAATTCAAGAAACACTTACATCTGATGTAGATATAAACACAGTTATTAATAAAAATGTATTGGAGTATTTATATGAAGAAAACTTTACAGTAGCTAAACAAATTATTGATTCTAAACCAGGAACATTTGCATCAACTAGAGTTACTGGTCAAACATTTAGACATACTGATGAATTTATGAAAGCATCAGCAGACCAATCTATTATACAAAGATTAAGACCAGGTAGAACAAGAAATCAAATAAGAGATGATTTTTATGACACTGTAACTAAAAGAGATGCTAGTGGAAACATAAGACCTGAATGGTGGAGATTTTTTACAACAAGAATATTAAATTTTTCAACAGATGAATTGCATATTCGTGTTGCTAGAGATGGTGTAGAAGAAACACTTAACTGGGTGCAAAATACTAAAACAGGTAGAGAGTATATAGACAAAATAATATCTATGTCAGAAGATTATAAAATGCGTGGAGAATTACTTAAACCAGGTGGTTTAGAAAAGTATGTAAAAGCTGCAGCATATAGAATTGGTCAATTACAAGGTAATCCTAGTCTTAAAATATTTGATGATGCAGGTAATGAAATATTAAATAGATATTCTGACATACTTAAAAAAAGTGACCAAGGAGAATTTCTATTTCATAACTATGAGGTAGATTTGTCACAGGGGTCAAGACAAGTACTTGATTTTATTGCTAATGGTGGATTTATAGATGGTGAAGATTTTGTAGAATATGCAAGAAAAGTAAACATTAATACTGCTAAAAAATCATTTGTAAATAAATTTATGCCATCACTTAAAGAAGCATTTAAGAAAGACATTATAGATTTAGACTTAGGTGCAAAAGAACTAGCAGGAAACATGAACAAAGAGTTTCTGACAGATGGTGTCAATGCACAAAACTTAGGAGAAGCATTAGATATATTTTTAAGAGATGCTTATAGCTTATTACTCACTAAACCATCAGATACATTAAACAGAGAACCATTATTTAAATGGGCATATTTTCATTTGTCCAAAGAAGAAATAGCATTTCTTAACAAAGATGCCAGACAAGAATTAGGTGTGTTTGCTAATAAATGGTTAACAGGTTCTGAATTAAATGATGACATACAAAGACTTGTTCGTGAAACTCCATTAGACCCACAAGAATCTATATTGACTTTAGAAGATATGGACTTACGACTTAAATCAAAAGCATTAGAGTTTGTTAGTGATTTGTTATATGCAAGTACAACTAGACATGTGGCATCAGATTTAGGAAAAACTTATGTTCCATTTCCAGAAATATGGGCAGAAGTTCCTAAGACCTGGAGTAATTTAATAAAGGATAATCCACAAAAGTTTTACAGGGCAAGTTTAGCTATAGATTCTGGTAAAGAAGCAAAACCATGGGATAGTAAAAATGGATTTTTTGAAGAGGACCCAGTTACAGGTGAGTTAATGTTTCATTGGTTAGATGTATTTAATGTTATGACAATGGGTATTCCTAAATTATTAAACAGAAAACTAGGTATTGATGCTGCACCTATGCAACAAGCATTTTTAGGTGACAACTACCAAGAAGAAGGTGTAAGAGTAAAACCAGAAGGTTTTGTGTCTGGTCTTAACTTAGTGTCTGCTAATGGTTATTCACCTGGTTTCGGTTGGTGGGTAACAGTACCATACAGATTATTTAGTAGGCGTTATGGTGTAAATCCACCAGAGTTTGTAGAGGAATTTTTGTTAGGTTCTTTTGGAGATAGAAAACAAAGATTTGGAATACTTGACCAAGTAGGTTGGGCTAGAGATATTATAAAAGGTTCAGATGTTGCAAGAGATGTATTAGATGACCCAGAGTATGATGAAGCATTTAATAGCACAGTTATGGATATTTATACAATGTTATATTACGCAGGTGAGTGGACACCAGATGATGCTGCATCACAAGACAGAGCATGGGAACAAGCAGAACAAGCTGCATCAAATCACTGGTTTTTTAGAGGTGGTGCTAAGTTTGGTTTGCCAACAGGAATACAACCTAGATATGAACTAGAAGATAAAAATGGTAGATGGTGGCAAATACAGGCATTAACTAAATCATATAGCGATATGTTAATAGAAAACGATTATGACTATTACTTAACAACACAAGCATTTATAGAAAAGTATGGAATAAATCCTGTACCACTTAGAGAAAGACAAACTGCAAGAATCGGTAACAGACCAGTTACTGAAGATTCTTATAGATTTTGGTCATCAGTAGAAAATGAAAAACATTTAAATGCGTTTCCTCTTACAGGTATATATCACTTTCCAGATAATTATGATGATGAGTTTTCTTATGAAGGATATTTAAATGCAAATGTAAAATTAAAACCTGCAGTATATGGTGATTTATTAAACCAAACATTATTGCAATTAGAAATAAAAAACGAAAAGAAAAGAATTAAAGAAGCAAATCCTGCTATTTCACGAGATGATTTAACTGCACACATGGCAGCTTTCACAGAAAGAAAAGTACAAGAGTATGGTGTATTACCATTTGGTTCATTAGGAGAAAGTGTAGATACTGCAGACTGGAAACAAAAAATAGTAGAAGCACAACAGTGGGATGATGATGAGTTTTTTAGTCAAAGTCCTACAAACACACCATTACAAGAATATCTAAAAGAAAGAAATAGATGGGTTAGGTTACAACAACTAGGTGGTACATACAAAGGTGTAACTGTTGACCCAAAAAATGTTCTTACAGGTGCATATCTAACAAGTGAAAACAAAGAGTTTGGAGATGCAATAAGAGCTAACTTACACAGTTTTGCTTTAGAATTAATGAATAAGTATTCATATCCTGACTATTATTGGAGTAGTATGTATTATGGCGTATTTTACAGAGAAGTAAACAACAGACTTTATGGAGATGACTAATGGGTGTATATATATCAGAAGTTAGAGATGAACGAGAATTAACATTTAATGAATTAGTTAATTGGTATCAAGAAAATCCTGATGAATTAATTGGTAAAACTACACAAGATATAATTGAAGATATTGTAACTGTAGTAGTTGTTGGTACATACACAGGAGAAGGAGTAGGAGAAAATCTAACAATACAAAAACTTATGGATAGAGGTGTTGATTTTGGTCTTAATGGAGGAAATATAAGTTATGAACAATCAATGTTAGATGCACCATCATTAGGTTTTGTAAATAGCAACAAACAATATCAAGGTAGATTAGTACAAATAAACGACTTAAAAGGTATTCTTCACAATTTACAATTTGATGTAAGTCAAGCTATGACAATAGCTATAAATTTAGAAAATTCACAAGAAATTGAAAACTATGATTTTACTAATTTAAAAACTTTAAATAGCACATTTGCATATCCAGACACTATAAAGTCATCTATAAATATATTTGTTGGCGATTCGGAACAAACTGGTTTAAGTGTCGGTGATTTTATGCCAGTTGATGAAACTGACCCTTATACAGGACAACCGATATCTTTTTATTATGGAAACACACCAGGATATACAGCAGTAGAAGATGGTTCATTTATTAAAGTAGGAGATGAATCTGCTGAAACTATAAAAGACGCTAATGGCAATGTTGTTAAATCAGTATTTAAATTAGGTGATGCAGAAGAGTTACTGTACTCATTAAGCAATACAGAGATAAAAGAATTACAAGACCTTATGATATTTTATGATAGGGAAACATTTGAAGGATTAATAGAAAGAGATGGATTTATTAGTCCAGGTAATCCAGAACTACAGTTTATTGCATTGTTAATGGAAGAAGGAAACAACAGTATATTAATGAATGCACTAAATCCAGATGCGTATGACAATGTTGTATCTAATTATAATCCAGAAGTATCTGACTGGAACAACCTAGGTTTTGGTGCAAGTAAATCCAATGTTGTAAAAGGCATTGTAGACAAAACATTAGAGATTAATTCTTTAGATGCAGTCATGGGTGTTGGTTCAGAATATTGGCAAAATAGAGCATATAACTTAGTAAATCCTAGTCCAATAGAAATGGAAGCAGAACTACAAAAATATTTTAATGCTTTAGGACTAAATATGACATCTAGTGATGCTGTAAGGTTTGGACAACATTTGTTAGACACAAGAGCAACAGAAGCTAAAAGACAAACAGAAATAGCAAAGCAAGTAGAAATGTTTTTGTCTGGCACAAGGTTGTTAGAGTCACAAGCGTTAGTCACAGAAATGCCAGAACCACTAGCACCAGGTGCAGATGCTATAGAAAAACAAGCATATAATAAAAATTTAAAATTGTATAACGAATACATACAGGCAAAAGAAGAAGGAAGAATTAGAACTGTTGCAGGTGTAGGAGAATTTATAGCACCTACTGAAGAAGAAGTACGAGAACAATATAATATGCCTGAACTAGAAACTTACAATTCTGAATTAGAGTTTAATAAAATATTAGAAACAGGACTTGCAGATAGAATAAGTGCTGTTAACAATGTACAAGCACTTAGAGAACAAAGTGCAAAATTTCAAAATAGATTTTTATCAGCTAGACAATTTATGACAGGGGCATAATGGAAGAAGAAAACAACAACACAGATGTATTCGGAGAACTTGATTGGTATAAAGCTAAGACAGTAGAAGAAATGCGTAGTGACCTTATTACTATGGCTAAAGGTAATTATTTTAGTAATGAACAATCTTATGTTTTTAAGGCAAGTGGAAAAATTGTTATTAGAAGTGGTGAAGAAATTAACGACCAAGCACCTGAAGGTCCTGGTCCAGAAGAATACGAACAAATGAATGATGAACAAATAGTTCAACAATACATTACAAGAATTAAAATGTACCCACCATTAGTACAGATAGAAAATAAAGAAGAATTTGCTGAAGCATATTTACCTGCGTTAGACAATATGAACAATGTTGCTGCTATGTTTAGTGGAGATACTCATCTTAATTATGGTAATGGCATGGAATTAGCATCAGAAATACAAACAGGTGCTATTACAGACTATATTGCTACTGGTTTTAAAGATACAAACGAATTTTATGATTGGTATTTAAGTGATGTAGCAAACATTCAAGCAGTATTACAACCAGGACAAAAACAAGCAGAAGATTTTAGTATTGTTGATGCAGGGTTTTATGATAATGAAGAACCATTTGATGACCCTATGTCTACACCTAATACTAAGTTTCCAAGAAAACCTGAACAACAAGAAGATGTACCCAATACTAAATTTCCTAGACCAGAATTTTCACAGTACAACAGACCAAATAAATTTGCAATTAATCCTGATGAGCAACCATTAAAACCACAGGTTAATCCTTTACAAAAAGGACAAGACTTTATAGATATAATGGCAGACATGCGTAGGATAAATCCTAAAGTTACCAAAAAAAATAATGTAGAAAGAAGGAGATTTTTTTAAATGAGTACTCATTATTTTTTTACAGAAGCAGATGAAACTGAAGTAAAATTTATGTTAGAAAATAACGCTAAAAGTTTATATAAATATGGTGTAGATAATGAAAAACCATGGATTGTTTTTACAGACCCAAATCCAGAAATAGAAGATATACAAGATGCTATGGACTTACTTAGTGGTATATAAATGTCAGAAATAAATACTGGATTAGAACAAAAATATTTATCAACTCTACAAGATTTTTTTAACTTGTATGCTGTGACATTAAAAGAATATTTAGCAGAATATGATTTTGCAAAAATTCAAGATATACAAAATGAAACAGCAAGTTATGATATAAATCTGTCTCTTATACACATCTGACGCTGCCGACGATCTACTCTGTGTAGATCTCGGTGGTCGCCGTA